TCAGGCTAATCCCTATGGTGTAACTTATCGTGTAAAATCAAATAGTGCTGTTGGTAAAGAAATTAAAGGAAGACCTTTTGGCCTAGCAGTGCATACCTACGGTACAGATGTTGAAAAAACTAGCAAAGGCACAGAAATACAAAATAAAACATCACTACAAGGACTAGGCGGGCTCAGCGGCACAAATCAAAATATTACTGTATTAACAGGCAACATGGGTACTAAGTTTCGACTTAAAGAACCGGTGCAACAAGTAAAAGCTGCTAGAGTCGCTATACAAAATTTTGCATCTTTAAATGGCGATGCTTTCCTAGGTAATTTAACACAATCTACGGTAGCTAAACTGCAAACCTATTATAACAGAAAATATACAGGACAGGCAGTTGATGCCAATTGGTTACAAAACAATTTAACAGCATCACAGTTTAAGTTAGTAGCAGCAGAAGAAAATAGACCTATCATGGAGGCCATGGACACCGTTTATGTGGCAATATATAACCTGAAACTGGCTATTCTGCAACAATTAGAACCTCAAGTTGGCGGTGTAGAGCAATATGTAGGCGATGTACCTAAAGGCGAAGGCTTTGTTATTAATACACCTAGTGGATTTATCAAGCTAGTGAATCGAGGTGTATTTTCTACTGCAAATGTACAAGGAAGATTGTGATTTTTCTTTGTTTGGTATAAATATTAGCATGCGGTAAACGCAAATATTTAAGGAGAAACAGCATGTCAATCGGAGTCCAAAGAGTAAGCGGCGATTCGCAAATCGTTACTAACATTGGTGATTCACAAACCAGAAACGCTAATGCACAGATTATTAATACAGGTATCAACAGCCCAATTCAGGCTTACAAGATCACTACACTAGGCGCTACAGCTAACCTAGCAGCTGAACTAAGAGGCCCAAGTACAGCAGAAAAAGATCCTGCAGTTCACACACTACTAAAAACAATCAGTGCAAATGCTACAATTCTAGCATATCAAGTTGATGTAAATGGTTCAACAGCACAATTGAGTGTTATTACCGAGCGTAGTGCTTGGACAGCAGCTGATCTACAGACTGTTATTCGTACACTAAGCCACGATGGTACACCTGGTGCTAACATTGGTGCATATGGTAATGTATTCCCGGCACTAGCAGCAGTTACAACCACAAGCGGTATCAAGATTGCTTAATTGATTTGATATCTGTAAAGAAAGCAGCCGAGGCTGCTTTTTTTATGACCGCCATAAATATCTATAGCGAAAGCAAAATTTTAGGAGAAACAAAATGCCAATCGGAATCGATCGTAGCGCAGGCTACAACTACGCAGGTTTAACAGGCGTATTAAACGGTATCCAATATACCGAAGTAGGTCAGAGTGTTGTATTTTATGTTGTAGACGCTGGTGTTAACTTGTCAGCTGAAGATGATGCAGCCAATGAAGCTTTTGAAGCAATCATCCAAGCTTTCCCTCCTGTGCTAGCTTACTATGCACACCCAACCTCGGGTGTTATCAGTCTAGCATGTGATGGTGTAAATGCACAAGACGCTAGTGTTCTACAAACTGCACTACAGGCAATTGCGTCTAGAAAAGGTGCTGTAAACCTATCAAGTGCAACTGTTACTAACGGTACAAGTTTTGTAGTAAGTTAATTTGCAAAATTAACAAACTAAAAAGGCAGAACAAAGTCTGCCTTTTTTTATGGCTATAAATACTTCATGTACTTTTATACCGGTGTAACATTAGTTGATATCACTGCCACGGGCGTAATTAGGCACACCAACGACAACGAATTAAAAAGAAACCAACAGCGTAACTGGGAAACTGTTTTACAGTGCATTGGTATCAAGGCGCAACCGCAACATATTGATGGCCCGTATGTAGTAGAAAATATTGAAGTTGATCAAACCTCACATTTTCCTGAAATATATCACGGTCGACAACGCTGCTGGGTTTTTAGTTTTGGTGTGGAATATGAAGATGTATTTCTCAAAGATTCAGACCCAGTTGGAGCATTAGATGAAGCTTTTCAACGAGTGCCAATAATTTGTGGGCTTGAAGAAACAGCTAGATTTATGTTGCCAATTTTTTATCCTTATGGCTCAATCAAAAACATATATTTTATAAAAGGCAGAATTAACTTAAATACTGTCTAAACACAGGCACATTTAAGGCACCTTTTTCATGGCACACAATCCAGACAACACTACAGAACCCTCTATTTTATATGGAAGAAAAAGATGGCAGCAAGCGAAAGAGCCAGCCTTGAAGCGCATGTGGATTTATGCGCCGAAAGATACAAGGCATTGGAAGACAAACTAGACAAACTGGAACAGCGCATGACCACGATGGAAGAACACATCATAATCATACGCACGAAGATATCAGAATCAGCAGCAGAAGCTACCACGAAAAGTAGCGGGCAGTTGATAACTGTTGGCACAGCATTTGGTGTAGCCATGCTGACTGGTCTAATCATGGTTCTTGTACAACTTATCCTAAAATAATAATGAAGATAGTAGAACTCGTAAATAAAATAAGATTACCGATCACAAATGAAGAAGCCGATGTACTAGGGCAATTTGACGGCAGTAAGCGAATAGCTAAAGAAGATTTGGACCCAAGACAGCTTGTGGTGGCAAATCAGCTGGTAAACAAAGATGTACTATTTAGAAAAAACGAAGATGGCAAAGTCTACTACAAACAGAAAAACGGAATTTAGTCAGGCACAGGAACTATTTGCAACAGCTAGCACCAAATACATCAAAGAGTGGACAGACAAACAACTTAAAACATATGTCTATGAACCCGTGGTTATTCCTGTTGGAAGCTACGGGTTTTTAGTGGGTCCTTACCGAGTACAAGGAAAAACAAGCACCTGTTGGCGTGTGGAGCAACAAGACGGGCGCCTGTTGCATGATTTTGTTAGCAAAAGCTATGCCATTCTGTACTGTGTGCAACTGATGAAAAATTATGCCGCAGCAACAGAACTGTTGGAGTTAGATAGACAATTGGGCAGATTGGATCGAGATATAGAATTTTATCAGTATACAATAAAAAATGCCAAAAATGACTTTAGAGTCGAAACAGCATTAAATAGATGTACTGATGCTCGAATGCAGCGCAGAGCAGTGCTTAACATTTTGAAAAAAACTTTAATTTCGGCTAAATACTTAAAATTTGGGAACACACCACTATGAGATTAACAGAAATGGGCGTTAAGCCTTCCGCTAAAAAAATCAACAAAGTTATGGAAAGCCGCTTTGGCGTCAAGATTGATTATGACAATTTAAACTTTCCTAAAGCTTATGTGCTAGTTCAAGGCTTGACAGAAAATCTTGAAAAAATCAAGCACAGTCATGGAGTTCATGTAGCCGAAAAGAATTCTAAGTACATGGAACTATTAATGGTCCGCGAAGGCTTACATCGCTGGATGGTTGAAAACAAGCAACAGCTTGTTATGGAAAGCGAAATGGGCAAGAGCCAAGCTATCCTAGCTGCCAAGGACATGGTTGATAGTATTCAGGACATGTTGGAAGAAGTTAGTAAAATGCAGAATGAGCAAATGCCTGCCCTGCTAGACACTATTCGTGATCAAATTGGTATGGAGCAAGCAGATGCATTCAAAGCCAGCGTTGAACCATTGTTAGCCGAGATGTCTGCTCAATTAAGTACGGCCAGAGGCACAGCCGACAACGCAGCCAGAGCTTTAGCCGGCGAACAAGTTGCTGCTCCGATGGGAATGGGTGCTGCACCTGCTCCTGGTGGTATGCCTGGTCAAATGCCTGCACCTGATATGACCAGTGACATAGATACAGATAGTTTTGCTGCTACCGATGCTGCTGCTGGTCCTAATGTGGTAGGTAGAGAGAAGCGTTAATGCGTATAAGCGAAGTTATAGTAGAGGGCTTAGACGAAATTGTCGACGAAGTCCTTGAAGATGAAGCTGATGGGCGTGGTGATGCAAATTTGCTCACCATGCTTGAATTTTTACGCAACCGAGCGCACGACACACACATTGTTCCAAGAATAAGAATTGACAGTTTGATTAATCTCGTGCAAAGCGCCGGAGAAGCTCAGTTTAGTTTGGATAATCTTTTAGACGCCTACAAGTCAAATCCTGTTATCAAAAATTTAATCAAAGATATCAAGGATGATTCGTCTGGAGTAAAATATGTATATCTTCAGCCATTTGAAGATGATATTGATCAACCGGCTGAGTTTGGACAGGAAGTCCCAAGAACGCCTCCTGAGCGCACAGTCGATTCAATGGCCAAATCGGCACTTGCAAAACGATCTTAAATACTTTATAATAATTCCAAGGAGAAATAACAATGGCTTATTCCGGTCAAGTCTTGGATCATTATGAAAATCCAAGAAATGTAGGTAAACTAGACAAGTCTGATCCTAGAGTGGGTACAGGCTTAGTTGGAGCTCCTGCCTGCGGTGATGTTTTACAATTACAAATTCAAGTAGACGATGGAGTAATTACTGATGCCAAGTTTAAGACATACGGTTGCGGTTCGGCGATTGCAAGCTCGTCGTTGGTCACTACTTGGCTTAAGGGGAAAAATCTTAGCGAAGCTGATGCAATTAAGAATTCCGACATTGCGGAAGAACTCGCGTTACCTCCTGTTAAAATTCACTGTTCCATATTAGCGGAAGATGCAATTAAAGCGGCCTTAGCTGACTACAGATCAAAACAGTAAACGGTGTCTAACCAAAATGTGCGTATATCGCATAGTCCACGGTCAGAAGTCAAAACAACACTTAAATAGTTAATCAATAAAAAGAAAAATAATGATTAAAGTTTTATTTTATCATGCCAACGACACCATCTACGCTGATTCTGACAATAAAATTTTTCTAGGTGTTGCAGCTCTTTATTTAAAAACATGGATAGATACTAATAGACCAAACATAGCTAAAGATATACATTGGTGTGTTCCTGAACAAAAAAAATTGTCAGACAATGACCTAATTAGTTTACTAAACAAAGAAAAACCAGATTTTTTTTGTAGCAGTCATTACATTTGGAATCATAGTTTTTTAACTGATCAATTAAATAGAATAAAATCTCGAGTAAGTAAAGATATTTGCTTTGTAGCGGGTGGGCCAAGTATTGATGTAAACATTGATGATAAATTTTTTGAAAAGAATCATTTTGCAGATTATGCAATATATGGAGCAGGAGAAGTTGCATTTGCAGATATAGTAGAAAGTAAAATAAACAATAAAAAATTAATTGCATTTAATACATCAAATGTGGCTTGGCATGATAAAACTAAACAAAAAATAGTAGTGGCTGACTTCAAGTATGTTCCGCAATTAACAGTAAGTCCATATACCAATAACGAAGAATTGTTTACAGTTATGGTAAAATTACTGCAACAACAAAAAATTACCATAATTCTACCATATGATTTAACTCGTGGCTGTCCCTATAGTTGTACATTTTGTGACTGGAACAGTGGACTTACAAACAAAACTACAAGACGAAAAGGTAGTTACAAAGATGAAATTGATTTATTCCAAAAATTAAAAATTAAAAACTTGTACCTAGCTGATGCAAATGTAGGTCA